TGATTATCTCCAAGGAAATTATTGAAGTAGTTCTGAGCGAGGTCATAACCACCGCCTTGGCCTTGCATATTCATGGCTTGACCAAGAATACTATTGTGCAAACCCTGTTGTTGCTGTGTGCCCGTTGGAAGCTTCTTAAATTTATCCTTGCTGCCGAAGAGCCATTCGCTAAATCCTGCCATATTCCACCTAATTTTTTAAATACTCCATAACCCAAACGCACCATGTCAAAGCATTACCTGAATTATTTTGAATAATAATCGTATTTGTCGAGCTGTTATATCTGACGTAAATGGATGGGTCATTTAAGAAATAAGAGAGCCCATTTGTATCAAGGGCTCCCCCGAAGCCTTGCACGGGATAGAGATAGCCGTTGATGGTCGCCGGCTGAGTAGTCGAGGACAAGACAAGGCTCGTGCTTCCCGTTGGAATGTTCCCCCCGTTCAGATTAACCAAGTCTGCTGTGGTCCGATAAGCGTTTCTATTTTGCTGAGGGTTCCCGATTTGGTACCACTGCTCAAAATTCGCCGTCTCTTGTAAAAGGAAGAGGCCGTTTTCTTTGGTGTTTACCGCATTGGCGACTCGGCGAAGGTAGAGCAATAGAATATTTTGAAACTCTTTATCCTGGGGATTAACGTCGAGGGAGACAGGCAATTGGTTGGTATTGAGTGACTCATTGCTAGAAAATGTCATTTTATGTATTCCCTATATATCTGATATATGGATAACATATATCAGTTGATCAAGCGGCCGCCTTCTCTAAACCAAATGTTCATCGCATTCAATTCCATGGGAGTTTGATGAGTGGCTAGCTCGTTCATGAGATTATCGTCGTAGGTCAAGCCGATGCGTAAGTATTGGCCGAATTGAGTGCTATAGAAGCGATACCATGCATATTCCGATCCGGGAATGTACGTTTGCCCGTTGACGGGAGAAGTATTCCAGATTCCTCCCGTTGTATAGGCCGTGAATCCCGTAGAATCGGTACTGTCTAGGGTGAAGTTATTGGCATCAACCACTGTGATCGAATAAATAGCGGCATTCAATTGAGTCATGCCTTGTACATTGGCAATGTAAATCATCGTGCCCGTAATCAAACTGTGGCCGGGACTTGTGATTTGACAGGGATTTGCTTGAGTTGCATTCGTGATAAATCCGCAGTTTTGGGATGAATTGATGAGTTCCTGATTCGTGCTAATCAGATTAGCTTGCTCGCCAAGATAGGAGTTTACGAATAGCTGTATCGTAGTAGCGGTTATCGCGGGAGAAAGGAGATTCGAGTCCATTTGAAAGTCGATAAAGGACAGTTTGAATTGTTTGCCAGCTCCTTGAAATGGATTGAAATCCTTGCCCTGAATATTCATTACTGGGAAGAGCGTCACAATGCCACCGCCGATATAGGTAGCAGAAGAAGAAAAGCTAACGGCGTTGTAATTCTGAGAGGCAAAGTCCCAAACGCCTAAGGTGACGGTATTGGCATCGACAATCGTGACGTTGAAAATAACATTATTAAATCCCGGATCGGAACCTCCAGACCAAAGGGTATTTTGAATATAGATGATTTCTCCATTGGTCAAATTATGATTATAAATCGTCAGTTGGTTGGGGCTATCACTCAAATTGATCGCCGAAATGGCCATAGTCGGCGCATATAATGTGGTAATCGTTTCAAGAGTTCCTGCATCGGGATTTTGATAGATGTTGATGAAGCCTTGTTGGGTTCCCAAACTTACATAATCGACATACTGCTGATCGTCGACATTATCCCAAGTGACGTTGCTTTCCCAGTAAGTGGTCGTGCTGTCCCACGTGATCCCGAACTGAAATTGAGAGGGTCCGAAGCAGGTAATCGTATCTCTGAATTTTGCCCAGGTATTATTGCGATAATTGAAGACCAGAACTGTATTCGGATAACTTTGGGTCGTCGAAGTATTTGATATATCGAGATAGTTCCAATAGACGAGTTCTTTTTCGAAATCCCTGATGCCATGGACAAAATTGGGAGCGCTATTCTGGATTTCAAAGCTGAAGACTTGTTCAGGAATCTGCTCGTCGAGACGCGCGACGCTGCCAATGTTAGCTTGGATGATTCCGCGATTGCTGATTGCCATCACTCCTTGGTCAAATATAATAGAACCATAAGGACTGACAGCGCCAAAATCAGAAGAAATTCTTTCCCAGATAAATGGAAGTCCATATTCTCCTATATAGCGCAGTTGCCATGTCGAATATTCAAAAAAAACAATCAATATATTTCTGAAAAAACCAACGCTGACGATCGATTCATTTGTTGGAGCATCTAAGAAGCCGCCTCTGCCAAAAAGGTCAGAGCGCCAAGAATTTGTCGCATCTGTAGGATCTCCAATTTGGCTGAAACGGCATCTGGAAAAATAATTAACGGCTTTTGACGCATCGAAGCTGCCGGCATTCTTTGGGCCTTCCCAAGTATTTAGCGCTAATAATCTTCCATAATAAGGAATAATAAGAAGAGATTGATAAAGATAGTTGGGAACGGCATCTAGTTGGGGTTGTAAATTATTCCATGTACCACTGTAATATCTTATGGGATCGTACGGAGTCGATGATCCCAAAGTTATATTATTGTTCGTCACGAAAAAATATCTTAAATTCGGCGTGGCTCCTTGATAATTTGCCCCCCAGAAAAAATCGGTATTCGTTCCGGTCCATGTTGTTCCCGCAACCAGTTCTTGGAATCCGTTGACATATTGATAGGCATATGTCGTATCGAAAAAGACCGTAGAATCAATTCCTACAGTAGACACATCTCTTTTGAGTATTCCCATTACCGGTAAACCGGGATAATATTGGATAGTTCCTGTCATCGTCTCGCCGCCGCCTGCTGCTATAAAAAGCAAACCTGTTGCGTAATTAATAATGCCGCCGGTTCCCGTACCTCCTGTCACAGTCAATGTTCCGTTCAGCAATGTATCCGTGTAGAGAGTGCCATCGCTGCTTCCCGTTAGACTGATGCTTCCCGGAACAATAGAAGCTGTAGACTCCAGAGAAAGAGCCGTGATTAAATTGACTGACTGGCCGCTATTCAGATTTAAAGTGATGGCAGTAACGGTGACGGAACGTTGAAGGCGCCCCACAGGAACATCGCCATCCCTTTTCTTCGTTCTCTCCCGCCAAACATAGGCGTTTTCCAGATCGGAGAAGGCTTCATTGGCTAAGAGAGCAGGTTTCTTATCCTGAGTGAGCCCACCGGCAGGATATCCTCCGATAAGCACCTGTTGAAACCCTGTCATTTAATTACCTATAGCTAACCATGTAAATGTCCCAGTTTCGGCACTTCCATTGCTATTCAATAACGTAGCTATAAACCCTGCTGTCGAATAACTGCTGGTATAAACAAATTGTCTGCTTCCAGTGTCTTTGATAGTTGCCTGCACGTTTAAGCATGCAGTAGGAAAGACAATTGTAAAGCTAACGGTATTACCACTGGTAAAGCTTATCGCCGTGCCCCATTGCATAATTAAGCCTCCCGGCAGAAAGGTATAACCATTAGTGACGGCTGCTGGAGTGAGATTTACAGTTAATTGCTGAATAAGACCCGCGCCCGTTTCCCAGAAAAGAGCTTCGTCAGTAGTAACAGAATTGACCGTCTTGGAGAATAGTTGCCCATATCCTGTTACGGCACCGGGATTGCTTCCTTGCGGAACGATATGAATAACCTTATGATAGCCGGCCGGATTAGATCCTGGTTGCCCATTATTGTTTATGTGATCAATGGCTAGGGTATCAAACGTTCCGTCTAGGTTGTCCCTTATCGTAGCCTTTGTTTGACCTAAGGACGAGCCATTGGGCGGATATCCTGGAACATATGTTGGAATAGGCATTTCTTCTTCCCCCTAGCTAACGCAGACGGTTGGAATAGGCTGAGTATCTTGCGGTCTACGCAGTTTCTTTTTCGTCTTTTCGCTCAACATGGCCCTCGCAGGCGAGAGAGGCTTTTTCAACTTCTTTTCCTTTCCTTTAATAGCTGCCATAAAAAAATTATCCTGTAGTATGTCGCCCTACAAATGGACTGCCTCCCAGAGGGACAGGTTTGTTAGGCAATGATTTAACCTTCTTTTTCTTATTGATATCAGGAACCTTCTGCAATCTGCTTTTTTGTTTTTTCATATCGATCCAAAGCTTGATAATTGTCCATTGTTTCCATAGTTTTCAGTGAGCTGATCGGTATAGAGCGTCGAAATTCTCTCCTGCCCAATCTGTGCATAGGTTCTTGTCTCAATCACGTCATAGCGCTCTCTAAGCATCTTATCGATAAATACAACGCCGTCTGAATCCAGCCTCTCTTCAAATATCTTTTTAGCAGCTCCTACAGAGAGAATCTCCCACCACTCAGATAGCTCGGGATTCCCAGTCATGTCTGACGCTAAAAGTGCTTGGATTGGCTGACGGTAGCACGTTAGTTCTATCGTATAACCTGCGTCGGGTACGGGAGAAAGGGTAAATTGATTTTGATAGAACATGATCGCAAGAGGAATCGAAAATTGCTTAGGATTGTATTGAACTTGAATGGTAGTGCCCTCAGGAATCGCTTGAGCGAAAACTAGTCCCGTTATCTCACCTGTTTGGTAGTTAATTGTTGCTGCTCCGGGAATAGTTGGGGTTGAAGAAGCATATTGACGGTAGTAAGTCCAACCGTACTCTTGGTTGGTACTGTTCGAAGTCTGGAATATTTGAATCAGATTCCCTTGCCCGTCGTCGGTCACGTTTTGCGTCTCCCCGATTCCGTTGGCTCCTATGACATTCGCTGTGATGAGAATGTTTTGCACTCTACTCTGAGGAAAGAAAAGACTGGGATTAGATTGTGTTCCGGGATCATTGTTTACGCTAGCGATAAGAGGGGCTGCCGTAGTAAATCCGCTATAAGGTCCCGTGGTTCCATCTCCCGATGCGAAATCGGTAAATTGCTGCCAATTAAAGTTAGCTGCATAAAATGACCAAGGATTATGAAATAATTTTATCTCTCTTTTAGCACAAAAACAAGGCTCATTGACCGTGATATAGAGTTCACTGTTGAAGGGGTAAACGTCTTGGCCGATATTCGTTGTAAATGTGTAAACATCTTTGAGTTTTAAAGAACGGAATTTAGCAGGCAAATCATAGGAATAGAAGCTATGCATTTGCTGCACAATGTACGAATCCGTTACCTGAAAACTATTGCTCGATCCCGTAAGCTTTCTTGTCTTCGTCACTGCATTAGCTAGCGTGGGATAAAGAGGAAATGTGGGTACAAATGTGCTCATGTTGTCGGCTCGTTATCAAATGCGTCTTCTAATGTGATCGCCGTCGTTCCCGGAATGATACCGGAACTGACCGGCACCGCTATACAGGGAATTTGCGGATCTTGAACATATATAAACGGATAAAAATTCCTTGTGTCTATATCTATCGTGGCAGTATTTGAAGTGAGCGAAATGATTTGCGCCGATTGATTATTAAGCTGAATCATACCGTTGGCCGGAGGGATTCTAAAACCAATCCACTCCGCCGCGGTAAAATTAGTACTGTCCAAAAAAGTAACAACGGCAGGATTCGCCTGCGTAATATTCGTAATGTATTGCAAATTGGGAATAAAATTTGCTCCGAAAGGAGGACCATAATTAGAACTTCCTCCCGGAACAACATGTATTGATGAATTATTCACAACACATCCATGGGAGTAAATCTAACCCTAGAAACTGTTTCAAATTTACGAGGAGCTCTTTGTCCGCTTTCGGGCAATTCCAAGGAATAGCGCCTTATCTTCCTCTTGGTGTTGTTCAAATGCTTGACAACTCCCATAGGAATATCGCAAATTTCCCCATGAATAAACTTATACAGTTGAATGGCTTCCCCTGGATATATCCGATAAGAAAACTCAAACCAACCTCCCTGCGCATCTAAGAATTCAAACATGCCCTTGCGCATTTTTTCGTCTTCCTTGCGCCTTTTTTTTACCAATTCATCCCGCTCGGCAGGAGGTAATGTATTCTTTTGTTTCTTACTTATTTCTCTGACTTCCATAAATTTTAAATCCCCTGATTGAGGGAGGGGGAACAACCCCCTCCATTGAGTTACGCATTAGTGATTCCGTTTACAAAATCAGCTTTGAATGCCATGACTACCATGTTGGCATTCGCTATTCCCACAGCGGACGTACCTATGTTCATGATGTACTGCGCTCTATTGTCGAACGCATCAACAAGGTTCGTTCCTGGAGGAGAAGCCGGAATGGTTGCGCTTCCGTTAAGAGGCACAACACCGGAACCAGCAGGGAAACACACCGCAGGAGAAGCCCCGCCTGCGAAGGCCGCAGAGGTTGGATACTGGAATGCAGTAAATCCCGTCGTGTTTACATCTATCGTGATAGAGGAAACTGTTGCGGAATTAGTTACACTCAAGACCCTAGCCGCTCCAGATGGATTACTTGAAAATGGCCCGCTTCCCGAATTAGCTGTCAAATTGCTCAGCTGAGTCATGCCGTAAGGCACTGGGATTTGGAAATCTACAAGTTCTCCAGGCGTGTATGGGTTTTGTCTGAAGAAATACACGACTGCTTGAGTCGCTTGCGTAATGTAAGCAACGGGCAATGTCGTTGGATAGAAGGCGCTTGGATAAACCTTTTGGTAGTATCCCGTCGTTCCATTTGCAACCACTAAACCAGCACTTACGGCAGATGCGGCATAACCAAGGGTGATGCTCGCTCCACCGGAAACGGCCGTTACCTGATAAAGATTAGGCCCGCTGATTTGCTGCGCTCCCGTCACGTTGATAAGACGGACAAGATCTCCGACGTTGACACCAGTCGTTGTACCTGTTGATACGACAAACGTGGTTCCATTGACCGCAGTAATCGCAACCTTGGTATAGGTTGGAGGGCTAATTTGGTTAATGAAGGTGAAACCGCCAGATGCGCCTTGTGAAGCATATGGGGTTACGCCCGTAGTGGTAGAACTTGGCTGCCCAAGGGCCAAATAAGAACCTTGCGCCATATTAGCGCTGAACCATTCCGCATAGACCGGATTGGCAGCCGTGTTTTGCGCGCCCCAGTTCGTTGTATCCTTGACGAATACCCAATCGGGCATTGCTGTCATAGGAATATTCTGGGCAATTATCGTTGCTGGGTTGGTGTATGACCATTGCCCAATAAAAGAAAACGGTAGCATGACGACCTCCTTATATACCGGTTGAGCGTAGGTTTTGAATCCAGAGGTCATTCGTGATGCATTGCCCTTGGTAGAACGAGCAACCCGCCGTATGCCGGAGCATACATGGATCGTTGTTGTAACCAGGAGGCAGATAGATAAAGCGAGCTTTACCACCTGCTTGCCATACGACTTTGTAAGCCTCTTTAGCAGCCACGAAACAGTTAGCTATGTCGTTCCCTAGCAAAGACGCGTTGGGAGACACAGAACCTTGCTCGGAAGCAAAGAAACGTACGTTATTCGCTCCGCCTATCTCTGTACTCAACGTTTGAGAGATGTTTGGGTATTGAAACTTCTTGATGAAGCCGGTCATGTTGTACAACACAGGAATCATCCTGGTCGTTAACATGCAACCGTATGCATCGCCGATTGGTGATGTGCCGAAGCGAAGTTCAGCTTCTACGATGTTTGTTATGTATTCGCCGCTATTGTTTTGGAGGACGGTAAAGACATCATCCACGTCTGAGATTGTCATCTCGGTTGGGATATCGCCGTTGCTTCCGCCTACGCAGTTGATAATGGAAGCAGAGCTTTCCAAGTTATCTCTCTGGAGAGCGTCTTGTGTCTCACGGAGAGACTGGCCAAGTCGGGCCGCTGCGCTATTAAGTACCAATTTTCTGTTACTTTTATGACCTATTTCTAGGCGGGTCAACCTCTTCGGATCAACCTCTCTATGTCTCCATAGAGTTCAGACTATCGCATCCCCTTTTTGGGGCCAGTGAATTTAGTCGTTCAGGCCGATTATCTCTTTTCTGAAACCAATATCTTGAGGACATTGATTTTGAAAAGTCATGACAGACACACAATTCATAGTCATCAAAAATAGTGGATATTGTATATCCATCTAAACACTTCTGCGAAATGAAGGCTTTACAGAAATCGTTAACAATTTCCCGTTCCTTTCCAGCTATTTCCGATGAAACTTTATTAAGTAATGTATCTTCCATTTCCATAATCTTGCNCCTTGTTGTCCGTCTGTTTAAGCAGCGAGGANTTCCAAGTCAATTATCTCTGGTTTAGAGACCCCATACATTTTAGGGTCTTCATTGGTGATCGTGACCTGACGAGTCAATACGATGTAAGTCGCATAGACGCGTACACGGCAGTCCACATCAACGCGGTTAAGCTGTTGTGGTGGTGGGTTGTTTTGTCCATCATCGAGAGGCACTTCAAACAGGTCTAGCCTGTCATAACGTGACTGACGATCAATGAACCCTTGATTGTCTGGCAACTCCACGGGCGTAGCAAACAGCTGGTGAATCAGGTTGTGCTCGGGAGTCGACAGCAATTTTGCGTTGTACCGCTGTTGAATTTGCGGTGGCAACGACGCAATGGATACTGTCATAGTTGTTCCCTTGAGCTATTAGCTCATTTCGGGAACCGAGCTGGCTAGGGCTGCATATCCATGCATTTCGCGATAAAGTTCTTTCTTCATAGCATCGGTGAGCTTGAAAGCTTGGGCGATAGGCCGCTTGTCGTATGCCATGGGAGACGTTACCGCCTTCTCTGACTTCTCGATAGCCTTGTCTATCTCCTTTTCTCTCCGCACATCCTTAGCAGTTTCAGAAAGCTTCATCGCTTTGATGTACTTGTAGCTTTGCACTCCGATCTTATACGGATCTTTCAAGTCCGCAATCGTCGCCGCCAACTCCGGTTCCTTTTCTTCCAAAATTGATAAAGTTTCGGGATTGACGATCTCGGAGAAATCCGAATATTGGCGATTCAAGCGATCCAGGAATTGATCATCTTGCAGTTTTTTAAAGCGTCTTTCGACAGCCTTATCTACAAAATCTTCGGCGTTTTTGAGTACATTCTGAGTACTTTTCTCAGTCAGCTTTTTCACCTTACCTAAAGGAATGAACTCTTCATCGCCGATTTTATCAAACTCATCGGGCTCTTGACGCACAGACTGCTGATTAGCAAGCTGTGCCTGCATGATCTGCATCTGCGTTTCCCGCAATTGCTTCAGTTCTCTCTCGAGTTCGGCATTCTTAAGACGCATCGCCTTCAAGTGCTGGTTAGTTACCGGCTCTTGGGTCTGTTGCGTCTCTTTCACTTCATTGACTTGGGGTTCTACCGGAGTCGCTATCTCCTGTACTTCGCTGTTTTGGTTTTGAATCTCAGTCATGAATTCCTCTCTGTTCGGTGGTCGGCTATGCCACAATACGCCGCGACGGAAGGCTACTCCGCCTTTTTTGCGCCTTACATTGACTTTGTTAAATAAAAATCATATAAGTCAAATAAAAGAGATGAGAAATGATTTGCGATAACTGCAAAAGAGAACGATTAATTACTGATTTTATAAATAATCATAAATTTTGTTATAAGTGCGTTTATAGGAAAAAGCTAACAAAATCAACGGGAAAGCGAACGGAAAGACTCACCTTCTGCCGTATCTGCCACAAGCAAATCATCAATGAGAAAGATCAACAAAAACGGCAAAGAACTATCTTTTGTTCATGCCAATGCGCTGCAAAAGGACATAAAGATCAATTAAATAATTATTGGATTCGGAAAATTCGAACCGATTCAAAAGCGGGAGTGTGAAAATGGAATACCAATCAAAAATAGATCCCTCGCGCCGGACGGCCGGGGCAATTTATAGAGACGCGCAGATAAACGGAGAAAAAGGCGTTATTATTGGCGATGTCAATCATGAGATTAAAAAGGATCTTGTAAAGGACATCAATGAAGCAATAGAACAAGGCGCAAAAGAAATGGCAGGGAAGCCTTTTTACTTAGCTATCTATGAGAAATACGACCTGATGCTCAAAAGGGGATTAATCAGAATCCGAAAAATAACTAAATATCGACCCTATCCCGAACAAGATATGATGGCTTTTCATATCTATCCTGAGGGAGACATCTACTTTTGCTGGGAACTGCCGCATAGATCGCAAATGATGAATATCTTAATGACTCCCGACCTTTTTGAGCCGGGCCAAGTTGAAATGATTAGAAAGTGGGAAAACCTTCANCTTGANTATTTTGGCTTTACCAAGGATGAGAATGGCGATTGGGTTGAGAACAAGCTTTATCGCGGGGATCGCTTAATGGCATCCCGGAAGACAAACAAGAATTTATCGGTCTTTTAAGATGCCACGCGTTCTTTGCATTCACCCGTTAAACTACCCCTCTATTTTTTTTAACCTTTCGTGTATCGCCTCTACAATCCACTGCGTTCGGGGAAGCCAAGGCTTACTGAGAAGCAAATAGGCATCTAAATCATCTAAAATCTCTTGGGGCAATCTCAATAAAATAGATTTAAATTTACCTTCTTTGTTTGCCCTAACATCGGCTCCCTTGTCAATAAAACTTTCCATTGCGGAAGTTGCTTTTTTTTTGACTGCCATATATCACCTATATGTTATGTATATGAATTATATATATCAGCTGTATACTAAGTCGTAAAGGTTTTGCATCTCTTGTCGCGCTTTCTTGTCCGTGGGAACTTCACAGACGCCAAGACCTTCAGCAGCCGCATTTCTAAACGCCTTTCGATTGCCTATTGTGCAACCAAGCGTTTGCATTCCCTCAAATTCCTTGAGGATTTCCATGGCGTCCTGATTATCCGTGCCAACGGGGTCTGCTTGGGCTATAACCGCATAAACCTTTAGGTTGGCATTAACACACTCGGACAGGATTCCTTTAATGGGGACTAATGTCCAGATGTCTATCGAACTTGGCTTGAATGGAAGAATTAGTTTATCGGCAACACATAGGGCGGAGCGTTGGGACGTCGTGTCTCTACCTCCTGTATCGACGATGATATCTTCGTAATCTTCCCTGAGTCTTTGCAAATTCGAATAGATAGACTTGCCCGACATGCAAACAGTTGAGAACGAGCTTCGTAAACTGTCCTCCACCAGGGAATCTCTCTGTTGAGACCAATCCCACGCGCTTTTCTGTTCGTCTGCATCTACAAGCAGGACCTTGTTAGTCCTAGAACGCATGACCGCCAGATTTGTTGCAATGGTTGTTTTGCCGCTCCCGCCTTTGATACCGCCGATCACGATAATCATATAGCCCCCATATGTTTGTTATGCATGAAACATATAACATACATATGGAATCTATATAGGTCAAATATATCATGTGAAAAACGTCACAAGAAAACGAAAACTCGCTTGATGGATAATTAAATATTTTGTAAGATAGCTCCGCATACAAGGAGAATTTTATGTTTATAGTAGCCGTCGGAGAAACCTTATGAAAACCCAACCGGAACTGGTGCTCCTTCTCGCAATTTTCTGCGGCTTTTTTGCACTGGCTTCTCTAGGCATTTGGATCGAAAACAAATTTGAACTTCAACCCAAGAGGATAACATGGACAAGTTGAAAACAAAAAACTTCTTAATGGGCGGCGATGTGTTCGGAATGCTGCGGAGTGCCGCCGTTGTGGCAATGACCGCTTCTTTTTTACTTGCCTGGGGACTTTCTCACGCAAGGGTGATTGATATAGAAATAGACGCACTACACGAGAAGCACGAAAAAGAAAGAAAAGACGAAGGGGATAAGAAATGTTGGGAAAAAAGAGATAAGGCAAGAAAGGAAGGAAAAGAAGACAGAGTTAGCAAGAAAGAAAGGGAAAGGGCCGAAGCTTACGAATGGAAGCACTCTTCATAATATAAGGTTGCGTCGCATTTCAGACGCTGACAAAAACAAGAGAAAGGGGTATTCTCGATGAGAAAGTCTTTTCCAAGGCCCGAACTTGGCGCGGCCTGAGACTTAAATTCCTAAAACCTGGACGCGCGTAAATGGATATTTATGCAATCTTAGCGATTCTCGGAACGGGAATAGGTATCGTAACCTTAAATTATAGGTTCATGAGAAATTTTAAAAATGACATGAATAAAAGCTTTGAGAGGTTCGAAGAACGAGCAGAACGACGATTTGAACAGATGGAACGACGATTTGAACAAATGGATGAGAGACTTTTCTTATTATGCATGGGAAAAAGCCTGCCGGACATTCTTAAGGCGGAAAGGGAAGAAAAGAGGTAATACGCATGAAATTTTTGAGTTTTTGAAGGGATTCAACATAGCTGTTTTATGTGCGAGACATATAACATACATATGGGGGATATATAGATCAAATATAAACGGGCAGTGTAGGATTCGAACCCACAACCATAGGATCTTGGAGATCCCTTGCTTTCCAACTCAGCTTCCCACCCGAAAGAAATTCACCCTAGCAACTAGCATCTCCCGCTTTTAACGGGACTTGATCCGCAGGGTGACAAGTGGCTGAAATCTTAGGAATCAAAGACACTTAAAAAGGCACGGGTAAGATTCACACTTACGACCTCAACGGGGGTCATGACGCCCATTGCGCTCTGCTACTGAGCTACGCGTGCCATAAAAAAAGTGAGGCGGGTTATATCGCACGTCTCATCCCTTTCGACTCACCCTAAATCTATTGCTTCGGAGTATGCAACGTTAACGTCATTTTGTCAAGACGCATCCTATTATCTTCTAAATCGCGAATAGTATGCTCCGGTTCCCGATGGAAGTTGAGCGAATATTGCTCATCCATGCTAATCGGTCCCTTCTGAACTTCTACCGCATAAGGCTTAGAAACGCCTCGTTTAGCCACAGTTCCTCCTATTAGGAATACCTTCCCTTATACGCTTGCTTATTGAGACCTTTGCACATGCCGGATTGACGCATATCTTGTCTTTTGATGTATTCATCCGTCTTGTTGAAACCACGTTCTGCAAAATCGCTCTCGGGCTTTTGGTAATCTTCCACATGAGGATTCATATCCCCCTGTGCATACCCTGCTTTTGACATTTTTTCTTTCATAATACCACCTCGTTTAAACGCGCTTATAACTTTACATTCCTGTAAAACTTTATTTACCTGCAACTACTTCTTTTTCGGGGTTAGCGGCAGGACTCAATTCATTCAAAATCTGCACCTGCTGCATAAGATGATCCAGGTCCATGCCCTTCAATTCTTTCAACGCTTTAACAACATTCAGCAAGCTAGCCGTATCTTCGTTATGGGCGCGCCGCATCTTATCTTCAGCTACGGCCGCATCGGTCTTGATTTTCGCAACTCTCTCTTTAGCCAAGCCTTCTTGGCTGTGGGCATAGGCCACCTTGGTCATGTTGTCGACCTGCATTTGCTGCATTTGCAGTTGTTCTACCTTCTGCTGCTGCTCCTGCGCCGCTTTCTGTTTAGCCAAGACTTTTTCGACGATCCTGTCTTTGTTTTGGATTGTCATACATTCAAGAATTTCATCCGGAGGCATCAAATCGGGATACAGTTGTTGAAAGTGAAGAATTTGAGCCAACTCTAGCTGTTGCTGGCTTTCCGTAAGAGCCGCTTGAACAACTTTGCAGCCATACTTAAAAAAGATTTTACTGTCGAACTCCGCCGTGGGTTCTTCCCCGATAACTTGACGCACTTTTCCATAAGTCCAATTCCTTTGTATATATTCAATTTCGATCTCGCTACAAAGTCTTTGCGATTCATCAGCCTGATCGAACAGTCTTTGCAGATTCCTAGCGGTCGCCGCTTGCCTCATCATGCTTATGATCCCCGCTTTGTCGTCGATATCCATGCCCATAGCGCTAGGATCTATGCCGGCTATATTAAAGAAGATGCCCTTCAACATCTCTTCCATTTGGAGCATGACAGGGGAAGGAGGGACGATTGGCATCGCCTGCACGTCGTCCATCTGGAAGTCCGGATCAATGGAAAGAACGCGGCCGTGGCCGGAATTCAGGGCATCTTCGGGAGTGACTAGAGCACCCTTTTTTACCTTAAGTCCTTGCTGCTGAGCATCTAATATCTCAAGATTTGAAACCTTGAGGCGATTCAAAAGATATTGGCAATCCCTGAGCATAGTCATGGGAGAGTTAAACTTGTAGGCGTAGTACGGGGTGTCTGCGGTGAAGAAAGCGAGCAGGGGGACCACGGGGTAGCGGTCCATTGAGTAGGGGTTCGGCTCGTCGACAATGACCCGATCGTTCAGGATGATGCTTCGACGCACCGTGGGAACCTGCTTTTTGAGCGTAGTCAGCTTTCCCTTAAAAGCCATCATGATTTCTTTTAGCTGTTCCGGGGTTCCTTGAAACTCCTGGCATTCTTCCGTCTTCTTATCTACCAGGAACTTCGCCTCGCGGCTTGTCAGATACCAGTACTCGTCAAAGGCGATGAGGTTTGGAAATTGTATCTGATAGACTTCCGGCATATAATAAAATTTATCGTCTCGGTATGTCCCTTTGGGAAGAGACAGAATCTCGTCGCCAAATTGCGGATACATGATAGCCGCTTCCTGAGCATCGAAAAAAGTCCTTACCCACCAGAAGCGAGCGTCGCTCATGTCGTGCTTACGAAAATATGGATCGAAGACACATGCCTTCATATCAATGTAGCGCCAACGGGGATCGGGACTTATCGGGTCTTTTGTCGAGTCTCCGTACATGTACATGAACCCAAGACCCTGGATAATAGCACCCAGTTGAAACGCGTCGCTGAATGTGGTATGAAACCCTTCTTTATGATTGTGATAGAGGCACTTAGTAAGCTGGTCGGCCGTCTTTTGAACTCCGTTGCGCACTGGTATAACCGCCGAGCTTTTCCTTGTCTGCCTCTGCTGACCGCTAATAGCCTCGCTTATGGGATTCATGATGTTGAAATTCCATATCTTTCTACGATATGTGGCAACACCGGGGAAGATTAAACCCCAAACCTCTTGATCGTTGATCGTGAATCTTTGATTCAGATCGGCTTGATACCACTGAGCTTGCAGGATGTTAATGCTATCTGAGTAGTTCTTTTCCATGCCCTGGCGTAAAGAGAGATTCAAAGAGTCTTCAGGCCAGAAAATTGGGTCGTTATTGCGCATCTTTCCCTATAGCCATTTATTAAATTCATGCTGTAGGATAAAAATTATTATAAGCAAGGAACTAAACGATGGAACTACGTCAGGTCCCGCAGGATGACATTCTCGACGTTCTAGAAATGGTAGATAAAGTGGAACGGAGTCTTTCCGGAATTTTCAGGGGCAGTGATCGCAGTCTAGCGACGTCGGCCCTCATTAGCGCAAGCGTAAACTGCATGCTGTCCCAATGCGATACGCTCGAAGAAGTCATTCTTTGTAGAAATATTTTTGTGGAAACGCTAGACGGATCTATTAGATCTATTCAAATCACGGAGCCTTAGTAGACTTTTTGTAGGAAGCCCTCTTCTTAGCAATCCACTTCTGCTCTTTTTCACAAAGGGCCTCTTGACCTCGTTCGACCACACGAAGCGCTATTCCTCCCGAGTAACCGCAACATGTTCGATATAGGAGTCGATCCCCTTAAAAATCGCCTCCATCCCTTCGCGCTCACCGACCCTGTAATATGCGTATGCCATAACAAACTGATTCAGCAATTCGTCGTTGAAGCTGTCTCCTTCCCTAGTGAGCAATAGCTTGTGTGCTATAGACAACTCGCCATTATAAGCCTTTTCCCACATCAAGCGATCCCTTTCTACGTCGCAGGACAGCAGTGGGGCAGCGAAACAAAAAACGGCCAAGAGCAACAGTGTTCTCATTTAAATCCTCACGTTACCTGTTATTTCGCTTCTGACACCCAAATGCCGAGAACAACCTCAAACGCAGAAAGGGCAGACGCCTCGTCATCGCAATCGATGCTCTCGGGTTCCTTTTCATAAAACCAGAAAAAAACCCGCCTGCCCTCTACCGCGATCTTTCTAACATGATCAAGATTGATCGCAGAAGGATTTTTACCAGAAAATCGAACGATCTCCCTTTTCACCTTCACGGTCGCCTTGGGCGCGCTAGACAGCTCAGCCGCGCTCGGCGTCTCGCAAACTTCAACTTCGCTCATGTTTCCTCCTTTTTTCCCGATCTAGCTTCTTCTTGTAAATGTCATGCCGTGCCTTGTCGCTAGGTTTGGGCTTTTTCCCTTCCTGTTTTTCTTTTTCTACCTTTTCGAACGCGTCTTTATTCTTTTTGTCCCACTCGGGAGGATACTCTCCCGCATCCTTTCTCGCGAAAGAAATCACAAAGAACGCGAGAATGGGGAGCGCCGTCCACTGAATTAGAGTGTTTTTACGATCGGAACGGATCCCCCTTGGGTAAATCATACTTCCTGGCAGCAACTAAAGCAAAGAAAACGAAACTCTGGTTGATTTTTCACTGTCGTTTATGCTTTCCCTTCATTACAAAGTGGACCTTTCCGGCGCAGGTTCCCGGCTCCATACCTTCGGCAGACGCCTGTCCCCTTCTACCCCCGAAAACCGGCAGTTGTTCTTCTTGCTCAACATCTTTTTCCTTCGCAAGGCTTGAGTGAACCACAACACCCACCACAACCACAAAGGCGACCACCAACCCTATAAACANAATCTTTTCCTTGTCTATGGTGGATATATTAAGAAAGACTTAATTACTTATCAACCATATTGCTTTCTCCCTGTTCTGAACGACTTTTCGCCCCATCGTCTCTATGGGGGTTTTTTGAGCCCTCCTGTCTTTTTGCAGAAGTCTCTGAGTCCGAAGGAGAAGCCCAATCCTCGCGCGCGCCGGGCTTTTCATAGGTTCCTTGATCTAAATTATCTTGGAACGCAAAAACAGCGCAAAACCACAGAACGGCTGTGCAGACGATAGATGTAAACATAAAATTTCTCCTTGAGAGTTTTGGTACGAAGCCGAAATTTACAAGGAATATTTTTTCTTTACAAGCAAAATAATTTTAAAGCACTCAATAAAGCCGCACCTTCTTCGGGTCATAATAGGGAGATATATGCTCGCGCCCGTGCGTGATGTTTTTCTGAGCGCGAATCATGGGGTTGGAGTAAGTCCAACATTCGCCGGTGGAATCGATAAAGCACACCCACTTGATATTGTGCTCGATTCCCTCGTCGATAAGAAAATGAGCAAGCGCTTTACCCTTGGGGGTAATGACAGGAAGCGCGGGGTTAAGTTGGACTATCATTGTTTAGTTCCCGTAATACCTGTTTACCGCTTTAATATCATCTTCGGGACCCTTTCCGTCCCTTCTTTCCAAAGCCTTTAATCCTATGGCCAAATACCGAAATGCGTCGGCCGCGTGAGAATGCTCATCGTGTAAAGGTGAGTTTTTGTAGCAACCGAGCCGATCGTCCCACATTTTTTTATAAGCCTCAAGGTGTTTAAAGGCCGCGCCCGCTTTCTCTTCGTCGAAGACACATCGAGCCAACATAGACCGGACAGTCTGTATACCCTCCAGCTTGTCACACTCCTTGATGTCCAATACCACGAACCTTCCTTCGAGGAGGGGTGTAACATGGTCAAGATACTGTGTCTTAGCACCCATGTCTCTCTTTCTTGCATCATGAGGGAATATATGACGCCCAAAACGATACTTTTGCTTGTTAAGCCAATCACAGTAATGCGCCGCTCCTTCATCCCAGTTTTCGTAATAGTTTATGACCGAAACTTGTCCTCCTCGACCGACTTGAAAACAAAATATAGCAGTAAAATCGTCAAGGCCAATGTCCCAAGCAGTATGTACAACTGTCGAGTCGTCGTAAGGGACTCTACAAAGGCCGCCGTTAGCACGTAGTTTAGCCAACTGAAAACCATAATAAAGACCTTCGTTTGCGCTTTCAAATGCCTCCTGTGGCGTCGAGGGATATTCTTGCTTCATCAAAGTCAGATCGCCGCCCATTTGAAGCTTCTTCATCTCGTACCATCGCCGCTGCTCTTCGTCGATCTTCCTTTGCCGCTCCAATTCGATCTTATCTAAATGTTCGTTCGTTTCTTTGCTCACAATAATTTCTTCGCTTCCTTCTCGATATCCGGATTCCTCGTACCAGGGGAAAAAGAAGAATCGCTGCTGCATTGGGGACAAATCGCATCCAGACAAGGAAAGGGCTTCGGCTTGCTTGCTGAAGTCGTAGAAGTATCCTTCTCGTCCTTCTGCTGTGGATTCGATAGCGATGACTTGGTCTGTTGAGACAGTATTAAGAGATCCTGTAACAATCTCCTTTGCAACATCGGGAGATTTTGCGCATATCTTTCCAAATTCACTGACAAGAAGCCGTTGATAGGTTCCTGATCGGAATCCCGTAGACACTCGATAAGAGCTTCCATTTGCGAAAGCCAGCTCTCCACTTCGATCATTTGTCGCAGAGTTAAAGGTTCTTGTCCAATTGGGCATTCTGTCATATGCGTACTTGACCTTCTTTTTAAATATATCCTCGGCATCTTCTTTTCTATGTGCTATGATGCCCGCATGTATATTGCGATGCCAAAAACAATCATCCAAGAAATTAATTGAAAAATACGTGGTAACGCCCAGTTGTCGCGCTTTGAGCACCAGCATCTGATGCCATTCTTTGTAAAAAAGCTCCTGTTGCGCCCAATTGAGGTTGAAGAGAACTTCTTCACCCGCCTTGTCGGTTATGTAATACAGGTTCGTGAGCCGCCACAACTTGTTGCAGAGCTGCTCTTCGGTTGGGATATATTCGTGCATGAACTATTTGTGCAATTTCTTCAGAGTTTCGGCCAAGTGGGCTCTCTTTGCCGTCGTAGGGTTCTTGCTGTGCTCGGCTTTCTTCAGTTTCGCTGCGGGAATTTTCTTTCCTGCGGGGACATCTAGGGTTTTGTGTAGGGCTCCCGGGTGTTTTATCGCCCCTTTGATCCAATTCTTTTTTTCACTCATTTTAATTGCCTCTTATTGCGTTGTACTTCTTCTAAAACTTTCATTTTCTCTTCTTCAATGGCTCTAACTTCCCCTTTAAGGGCGGCTGCTTTCCGAAGCTCTTTGTCGTTGGAGTCGATGTCTTCGATTTCTCTGAGGTCGCCGAAATAGAGCCTTTGCCATCGGTGTGAAATGCTGTCCCGAACATTGCTTTTTTTGTCGACATATTTAAGTCCTATCATTCTGAGAGCTTTTTCGTAATATGGAATGAATTCTTGCTTTTGAAGAAATGTTTTCCATTGATTATAAGTAAAGCCTTTTTCTATAGTATACCATTCGCTAAGATGCAATATCGTCTTTTTGTTCCTCTCAACAAAATCCACCATTTCTTTGCCCATGGCGATCATTGTTTTCTCATCAAAAGAAACGGTTCTCGGTCTTCCCGCGGGCATTAATACACCTCCATGTGCCATCAAACTAGTTAATAAAAACAAATTTAGTCAAGAGGGAGAGAACTACTTTAGCCTGTTTTTTTTCTCGCGCTTGAAGTTGTAAACCCTTTGTTTAAGCGCCTGTTTGATCAAAGTTTCCGAGTTGATCGTCAAACAGCAAAGCGCATTCCCCGGGTATTGTTTTAAAGCGTGCATCATGCGGTTGTGATCGTAGTCTTTTTCGTTGGTCATGCCCCATATGGCTCTCCTAGCCTTGCTCTGTAAAAACCCGCTTTCTGTTCCGGTTGATAGGCAAAGGTTGTATAAAAATGCTGTAATCTCGGTGGTATTTTTTACATGTTCCCTTATCTCTTCTTTGTTCTTTTTTATATTAAAAGTTCCGCGTCGAAAAAACTCGTATGCCTTTTTGTCGCTCGTGCAGCAGGTAATGGCGAAATGGATAGGGAGTTTGTAGGCAAACATGAGTTCTGAAATAAATTGGTAGTCCTGTTTGTTGGAGTAAAAGTTTAAAAAGTCGTGAAGGGTCCATGCTTTTTGTACTTGACAGAGGCTTATGTCTTCCGGCTTGGCGTTCTCGCTGATAATATAGAAAATAGGAGTGTTGAGAAATTCTGCCGCTTTAAGGCGGTGCTGCCCGTCGATCACGTTCAAGTTTTGATCGCAAATAATTGGGTGTTCGGCGAGTAAGTTTTTTTTTGAAATGGATTCCACGAGGTATCGAGGGTGTATTTCCCTGTTTTCCTTGAGAAATTTGAATTGCTTATAATTTGTAGTTTGGTAAATAATAGTGTTCATAAAAGACCCCCTATTTTGTTGGCTTCGTATCCTCAATTTAGTGCGGGTCTTTTTTTATTGTCAAAGTTAATCTGTCTATAAATTTTCCGACAGGCCTATGAAGCGCTGGTTTAATGTGTCACCTCAATCCTAATTCCGTAGGCGTTGCTTTTGATCTGGTCGCAAGCAATGCTTATTCTCTTGTCGCTATCGGCTTTCCCCGCTCTGTGCTCGCCTGTGATTACTTCGCAAATGGCGTCGACAATGTATTTAAAGCTCATGGGCAAATTGTCGAATTTGTCTAGCTCGTCGGGCGCGAACCTCGTGAGCATGATTTTGCAGGGCATTTTTATCTTGTCGCGCAAGGGTTTTAAAGCTAAAATAACAATACGCTTCTGCTCTTTGTGCCTTCCGTATTTCACCCTCCAAGACTCAAAGCAGTTGGCTTCGCTTACTGTGCGGATTGGCAAGTCGATCGTGACCCTTCCCTCTGAAACCTCGAATTTCGCGTTTATCCTGGCCAAATTTCGCTTCTTTCGCTTAATGACTACCTTTGTACCGCTAGCACCACGATAATCGATTTTTGGACCATTTCTGATTGAAATAGAGGCATTCTGGTTTTGGATTGTGAACTCAAAACGGTGTTTCGTCGCTTTGATACGCAACTCTACCCCCCTGCTTTTCCCATTCCCGATTATCCAAAAAATGTTTTATATCCCCGTGCAAAAAGTTGCTGTCCTGCGAGTAAGATCTCAAATATTTCTTTTCTCCATCTTTCCTAACTGCTGCAGAAATGACGTCCCAGAACATGGATCCGTTCTGTGTCTTTTTCCGAACGTACGTCACTCTGTGCTTTTTGTCGATGCACAAAACAACGGCCTCTTTCGTGTGTTCGTCTTCTGGAAAACTCTCGTGACTAACAAAATCAAATCCGTTCATAAAAACTCCTGTGTAGTTTGGTTCTAAACAACAATTTTTCATTAATCAATTTAATTTTTCCTCATCTTCTTAGATTCGATAAATTCTTCGCACTTGTCGTAAAATTTCCCATCGCTGAAGGAGACGAAAAAGTCTTCTTGATATGCATTTCTTGTTTCAAAAATAATACCTCTTTGATCTTTTTTTCTATCGACGTGCATGGAACATTTCCAGCCGCAGCCGTTTTCGAATTCCGGAAATTCCTTGCATAGATTTTCAGAGTAAAAAATGTTTTCGTTAACCCTGCTCTTCGTCTTGTTTTCAGTTTTCCACTTCGACAAGGCATTAGGCCAGTCGGTGATCTCTTGGCTGCGACGAGGGCTGTTTTGTATGAAGGCGACCGCCTCTTTAACTTTCTCGAGGCTTCCCTTGATCTTCATGCAAGAGTCCAGTTCCTCAGGAGTCATGAAGATTCCCGCGACGACTTCCGTTTTTTCAACTTCAAAAGAAAAGTCATCAATCATCCCCGGTTCCGAAAAAGAAGGGATAGAGGGATGATCTTCTTCTTCTTTCTTATTCATTCTTGTTTGTCGTCGGTCAGTCGTCTCTCGGTCGTCGTTTCGGTCGTCGTTTGTTTCTGGATTTATATCGTAAACCGTTGAGCTGCATATCTGTACGAGAGTGCTTTTAGTCGTCGTTCCTGTCGTCGATTTTTGACGTGTTCTGTTAGTCTCGATAATTGTTATGTGTTTTCGATTTACTAAAATCTGTTTAGCTGTTCGGTATTTGCGTTCGGTGAATCCGTATTTAGTCCAATGCTCTAAGTGGCATTGACCAATAAGGAGTCCATCTGGATGACCAAGTTTGCGACGAGCGGTGTTGGCTATATGTGTGAGAAGAAGGAAGGCATTCGGTTTATACTGTATGAGCCAAAGAGCTTCTTCGGAGGGAATAAATTTGATAAAGCGTTCAGTCATAACACCCTACAAAAGTATTGCATACTTTTACATGGAGTGTTAGAATAGAGAGATATCTGTTTCGCTCTATTAGCGCGTCTCCATGACACGCGGAATTTGCCCCGACGACTAATCGGGGCATTTTCATTTTCAAAGTTAGCACATGTATCACATGTAACGCAACAGCGTTCTGTATCAGTCATTTAAATGCGGTCCCGAGACGTCGATCTGGAATTTTTCATCACATTCTAGAAAGTGAATCAGATTCAGAAACATCAGGGGTGCAAGCAGATTCCTGAACATCGTGGGAGAGATAAGATATTCCCTGCGGACGTCTTTTTTGCAAGTAATCATGCGCGCGTGCTTTCCTTTCTTCTCCCAGATTTGAGCGTAAAGTAGGGCCGATTTGGGGCAGTTCTTCAAAACTCGCACAAAGTATCTTAGTGGCGGGAATTCGCTATAGTCTTTCATTAGTCTTCCCCCCACACTTTTCTTTTCCAAAAGGTGACTTCGTCGTCGGGTTTTAACCTTAGGCCAAGCCAAGAGGTTCCGCTGATCCATCCGGGAATGACTTTTTCTCTTTTAAGCCTCATGTAGACGAGGTCGAAATCTTCGGGAAGGTACTTTTTGCTGTCTACCCATCCATCGATGTCGTATTGGACGTCTTGGTAATTATATAGAATCTTTTTTCTAACCAACTTACCAGTTTTGGAATCTTTGCTACTGGTATATGCCTTAATATCACCCACCTTCACCATGGAAAGCCCGATGGGCGAGGGTAGTTGTTTTTTTTTCAAATTGTAGTCCCCCTAATAAAAATTGTTGTTTTTTTATCGAGGAAAACATACGATGGTCCGTAGAAATGTCCGCTTTCCCCGAATTTGTCGGCCAATTTGGTCCAAAGATTGGTGCTTCAAACCTCCGGGTGGGTTGGTATTTTTGATCTTATTCTAGTCTGACGGTGCAGCTAATTGGCGTTGGCTGCCCACTTTTTCATAATATTTTTCAAATAATATTTGCAAGTTGTTTCGGTTTTTAATTAACTTTCCCCTTGGGTGTGTTAGCCTCAAGGAAAGGTTATGTATGAAAAAAATTTTTTCGAAAGTTTCGGGACGGTTGAAAGGTATACGGGATTTTCTTTATCTTGTAATCTTCTTACTTTTTTTTTCGATTTTAGTTTTTATGACTTGTTTATCGGCTTGCTTGGGCTCATCTATCCAGTCATAGACGGTAACAGCGCCTTTTGTGTACTGCTCTATTTTATACGCCAATTTCAGACTT